GGCTCAGTCAACCCCGATTCGGAGGTCTGGTCCTCCCAGTCAATTAGTAGATTGTATAGCATAGAGATTTATTAAAAAAAGGGGCCAGCCGAAACCGGCCCCACCACATCAAACCACAGCACCTATTTAGAATGATCCGTAGATCATGGCATCTGTTCTCATGATGTTGATGTCTTCAAAACACTCAACACGAGCAGTTACCAAGTTGCGCTGGAAGTTGTCGCTATCTTCGTAGCTAAACTCAACACGCAATCCTTCTGTCTCTACACGCTCGATGTAGTTAGCATCGATGATAAGAGCTTTGTCATTAGTAACCCAGCTTGCACCGATAACAGGTACACCAGCGATACGGATATTTCCGTTAGCATCGATAGCGAAACCACCAGGTACAGAGTAGTCAGTAGGCTTAGTCTTTAACAAGTCAGCCCATTGAGCATAAGATACTAAAGCAAAAGAAGCGTCAAAGTTGGCATCCAGTTGGTTGGCAATCCAGTCAACCAGTTGCTCAGCGTCAACAGTAGCAGCAGTAGTTGTAGAACCAGTTGCAGCAAGACTTGCTACGTTAAAGAAAGTAGCGTTCTCTTTCTTGTAGAAATCACGCAGCAGCATTCTCTGCAAAGTGTTCTGCAAGAAAGGAAGTTGGAACATCATCTGCTTAGAGAAACGAGCAAAACCAGCGATATAGTCAGATACTACTTTCACCTCAGTAAGGTCGTAGTCAATCTGGCTCTTAGGGTTACCCTCAGTCTGGATTCCGATAGAACCTTCAGTTCCAGTCTCACGATAGGTAACATAAAGGCCAGTAGGAGATACAGCAGTAGGGATAAGGTCGCGGAAGTTTACTTTCTGAGCAGGAACCAAACCTTGGCGTTGGTTGTAAGTAGCCTGACCATCTCCAGTCAAGTTGTTACCCAAAGTCATTGTACCGACAGCTTTGAGGTCGATAGTCAGCTTTGCATTTTTGTTTCTCTGAAATTCGTTGATTTCAGCTTGCTTAGCTTCAAAAGCCTCAGCGATAGCCTCGTTGTAAGCCTCACCGAAAGACTTGTTCTTGTTGTCAACCTTCTTAGCTGACTTCTCAGCAATCAGTTGATCAAGAGCAGCTTGGTTCTTCTTAGCAGCCTCATCCATTGTTACGACAGCAGCCTTTACCTCGGCTACATCATTTTTTACACCAGCAATAGCAGCCTCATTGGCGGCTTTCATCTTTTCAACAGACTCAGTAGCTGATTTTACTGCAGTCTCGATGCTTTTCAATTCATCCATTGTTAGGAGTTTAATTTAGTTAATAAATTGTTTAAGTTATGCTTCAATCCACTCAAATCTACCTCCGGCTCCTTAGTCTCTGCAACTGCCTGAGCGGGTTGCTCCTCTTTAGGAGTGGTATCTATTGAAATAAGTGATTTAATTGCCTCGTTAATTTGTGCGACTCTGATCTCGATAAACTCGAAAGCATCATCAGAGAAGCGGCCATCTTTCAATGACTTTAAGAGCATGCTAAGCTCTTTGCTAAGTTTGGCATGGTTGTCAAGGATATCTTGACTAGTCAATGACTTACCCACCTCTAAAGTAGGGGTATTCATGTTGGCACCCCAAAGGACTGCCGAACCCTCAAAAAGTAGAATCTCTTTGATAAGGTTATACTCACCCTCTTGGCTTTTCTGGTTCTCTTGCTTGATAGTTCTAAAGCCTACTGAGTGCTGGTTAATATGCCCAGATTTGTAGAACTCTAGCACATCGTTGCCCCATGTAGTGTTGGGCACATCGGTAATACCTACCAGATAGTCCTTTTCTACATACAGCTCAGAAAACTTACCAATAGCCGATTTTAGGCTAGGATTGTGGTCTGTCAGATGCCAGATAAGGTTAGCCCCTTTAGGACCTCTTTCTGCCAGCGTCTTGTTATAGGCACTAAAGTCGATGACATCATTGTCAAAGTCTTTAGACCCCATCTGGCTGATAGCAACCTTTACTTTGCGGGTTGTCGTAGAGACATCCTGCACCGAGTTGCTAAGTGTTTTTTGTTCAAAGTATCTTTTCATATTCAATATTTTGGGAGGGTTGATCCTGGTTATTATTTCATGATTCCGCAGTATTGGCCGTAGCCGATCAAGCTCCTCCCCTGTTTATTAATCTTCCTCTGCTATCTCTTTTAGGTACAACAATCCAACTACATCTGCAATTTATGACCATCCCTGCCGAACCACCCGGAGCTAAAGGATATTCAATCTGCTCCTTGCTCCTTGGGTCCACAAAATTGTCGTAAAAGTCCACCACCTGACCATCCATGTGATAATGGTCTTTAGGTTGCTCGGGTCTAAAACCTCTAGTCCTAGTGTCTCTAAATGCAATCCATTCTTTGACCATTTCGTAGTTAAAGGACTCTGCCGATGCTTTTACCCCAGTATTGGCAGCTCTGCCAACCTCTGTTCTTATAATCCGCTCAGCTTGCATGGCTGTGAAGCCGGACTCTTGAAACAGCTTAACAATCTCATCGACCGTTAACTCTTTAGAGATTGAGGATTGTAATACTAGGATTAAGTGATTTCTAAGTGTCTCTGAGGTCTTAACTACGGCATATTGCAGTAAGGTCCTTTCAAGCTCATCCATTACGAACTTTGCCCACTCCTCTGACCTGCCTATCCCCTTTTGCCCAGCCTCTCTACGGATTAACTTGTAAGTCTGGTTAGCCCAGTATACCCCAACTGACTTGTAAATCGCCTCAATTGGTTTGTAAAGCTCATCATTCCAGAGCATTGTCCGTAAGTCTACCAAAGCCTGTCTAGGACCTCGTTTCTTTATTGTACCTATCAAAGAGCTGACAACCTTATCCAGTTGCCTTTTGACTTTAGGAAAGTGAGTCTTGCCGAATTTGCGATTCGTGTTCGCAAACTGCTTCGCATACTCTGTTCTCTCCTTGTCTGTCATTCATCAACCTATTTTTTAAGGCTAATCTCTTAGCCTCCATTTTAGCTTTTAGTAAGGCGCAGCACTTCTCCTTTTTGGTTATAGGATAAGTTCTGTAAACCTCACTCATTATCGAGGTCATCATTTTCCTCGTTTTCATCTTCTACCTCATCCTCGACTTCGTTTACATCGCTGAGGTCCATGTTTGGAGCTTCGTACTCGCTAAATGGCATACCATCTTGCGTAGTAATCCAGGGCTCATCAAAGATGGGGTTCTCTATTCTCTCTAATCCCAACAGCATCCTTTGCTCGTTAGGGCTAAGGGCTTTGAGGTCTTTAATCCATCCTGACTTTTCTACCACATCCTCTTGCAATTCTGTAAATACAGTATGGTCAAAGTCAATGTAAACATTCTGCCCTTTGTAGCCCCAGTCTGTTTGTAGCTTTCTGTTGAAGTGGTTGCGGAACGATACCAACTGAGGCATCGCACAACGCGTTGTAAGGGCCTTTTCAGCCTCTCTGACGTTGTTATATGTGCTAGACTCAGAATCACCCACCAACTGGCTAGGAACTCCATAAACCGAGCTAAATCGTTTGAGGTCCCATTTCTCAGAGTCAATGATTGACAGCTCTACCGGGTTAAGCCCAACAGACTGCCATCCCATCTTGTAACCAGAAACACCAATGCGGCCCCAGTTCTCTGATCCTACCCATTCGCCTTTGCCTACGAGTTTACTTTTAATAGCCTCTACTTGCTTTCTTGTATCGGCAACATCTACCCCACCATTCATGACTCTTGGGTCATCGACATAAAGAACACCCTTTACACCCTGATTTTCAAGCATGGCAGCACTGGCCTTGATAGCTGAGTTTGATCTGCTAAGTCTGCGTAAGGCAGCTTTTAGCGGACTCATTCCGTAAAGGTGGGAACCATTTATATCCCAGTCGTAGTTTTGATACTTATCGTGTAAGACTTGCTGTTTTGTGAACAAAGCATCTGAAAGGACCGGTATCATATATCCCTCTTCAACGATGGGGAACATATTAGTGGAAGCAATGATATTTACCTCTTGGTAGGGTAGATTATGCAACTGATAGGGCTTGCCCTGATTGGCTCCCATGTCTAGCATCTGAGCCCATACACAGCGGCCACCAGTTATCAGCTTATATCCAGTAGAGTTAGCTACTAGGTCCTGAAAGGTCTCGTAGTCGTTAGGGTATCTTAAAAGCTCAGTAAGTCTATCAACATAAATAGGCTCTAAGGCTTTTTTCTTATAGCCCATAGCCTTTTGAAAGTCCTCAGTAGAGATGTCCTTTTTTCTCATTAATCCCTGATACGACTTGAAGGCGGCTTCATCGACAACCTTATAGGTGGTCCAATCAGGCAGCTTTACCTTGTCTGTAATCAGGGTTATTGTAGAGTAAAGGATATCATTAACCTGATAACCATCCCTTATGTAGTTAGTTCTGTTATCGCTGATGCCAACAAAAGTGCCCCCGGTTACCTGATAGGAAGCAAAAGGCTGCCCTATCGGCATCATCGGCACCGCTTTCTTAGTTAACGCATCCCACGCATCTTTTATTCTACCCACTTTCTTTATTTTACCAAGCCATAACCTCGAATCGGGGCTTGTTTAGTTTTGTGTAAATTGCATACCGCATCGAATCGCATAAGTGATCCCACATCTTGACTGGCTGCTCGTCTGCATGAACCTTGCCATCTTTATCGACTTTCCACTTGTAGGACCTAATCTCTTTAATTAGGTTTGTGCTGTCAGGGGTAACGATTAAAGGCTGGCTCTTGACCTTTTGGATGCCTGCATAGACATCTTTCTCTGCTGGCTTGGCATTGTACCCAGCTCTGACTAGTTCCTCAATAGTCTTAGGCTCGGCAGCATCACAGTAAATCTCATCGGACCTCTTGATGTTTAGTACCTTTAGCCTTTCTATTAAATCGGTGGTAGTTAGCTTAGTTTCGTAAAGCATTTCCTTGACAAAGGTTTGTTTCTCGTGAAACCCCACCTTGACTAAAGCAGTCGGTACTGAGTAGCCAAAGTCTAAGCCATAAACCGTTTCGCATTCATCCGGGAACTGACCTTGCCTCCAATGGGTATAAATAATCTCTGAGGACTTACCCCTTTCTCCCAACCCAAAGACTTTCCAGAGGTTCTCGTCTGCATCTTTCAGACTTTCAATCTCAGCTACCTGCTCACTTGGCAGGAATGGATTGTCTTTGTAGGTTGAGTGGATTAAGAGGTTAGTTTCTTTGTCAGCAACATCGTACACCCAGCTCATCTCATCGACTGGGTTAAAGTCTAAAAAGATGGTCTGCTTGGTTCTAAGGGCTAACTGCTGGTAAATCGAGTGTGGCAATAGATTTGCCTCGTTTATATACAGTATGTCTCGCCCTGGTCCTCTTACCTTACCCGAGTCCTCTGCCCCAAAAAACTCAATATATGAGCCATTTGGGTAGTGGTAGACATTGTCGGTCTTGTTGAAGTTGTCATCTGAGTAGATGCCAACATCTTCAAGTATCTTTAGGATATCCCGCCTAGCACCCCTTTTCAAATGGGGTAAAGATGGACTAACCACCGAAATCGTTACTTTTTCCTTATGCGGTATGTAAAGAGCTAGAAGCTGAGATATTGAATAGGTCTTGCCGGATCGGGTAGAGCCTTGGTTGGCTATCACCCTATACTTTTTTGCCTGATAGGCTAGCAAGTTCCTTTCAAAGACACTTGTATATCGTATCTCAACTTGTTTCATTGACAGGCTTAAATATTATGTTAATGCCACCATCAACCTTAATATCTTGCTCTGCCTTTTCTTTTTGACCCAACCTTTGCTTGCCTAACCAGATTAGCATGGCCCGGTCCTTATCTTTAATAGCTGCATCGAATTGGACCTTTCTCAAAAGGCTTTCACCTGATGCTTGCTTTTCTTGCTTAAATGCCACAAAATCTACCCCTAAATCAGACTTACATCGTTGATACAGAGTATTTTCGTGTATTCCTAGCTGGGCGGCTACCTCTACCCCAGAGCAACCTGCCATAAGGTACTCGCCAACTACATCCCAGTCTATGATGGTGGTGGATGACATTATTTTTTCTTTTTGGGTAGTTTCTTGCCTTTGCTTTTCCTATTCCACTCATCTACATTAACCCCTTGCTTCTCAAGTTTCTTTTTGTTTAGGTTAAAGTAGGCTGCTTGGGCTCTCGACTTGTATGGCATTATTTACCCATTTGTCCGCATTTCCAAAGGACCTTTCTGCTCCAATAGTTGGCACTTAGTTTGGTATCTGTACCTTTTATGCCACCTGATCTCATGCAGTAGGACTTTCTGCGGGTCTTTGATTTGTGCTGAGTAAAATCTTGCATTGAGGAATCGCCAAAGTGGATGATTTTCTGTTTTCCATTCTCGCAAGCCTTGACCACTTTCTTTTTTCCCTTTAGCCAGCTTTTCATGGGCTGGTTACAGGGCATCTCTGATTTTGGTATTCTCCTCATACAAAAAAGCCCTCAACCCCGAAAGGTTGAAGGCTCGTTGATTTTTTACCCTTTATTCACCCCCTAATATACGAAATATTTGGCAATCTACCAAATATAAGTGGTATTACTTATCAACATCAGTACCCCATTGACTAAGTATGCGGACTAATTCAAGCATGATTCCATGCCCTCCAAGTGTCATTAATGGATGCACCCCATCTAGACACTTAACTTCTAAAGAGGCATCTGCCGGACAAAATAAGTGTTTTGCCTTACATAGCATAGGAATATCCCATGCTGAGTCTCCGATGGCTATTTGGAAGTCAAAAGGAATAGTCTCTTTATTTCGTATGATGTGCAATTGAGCCCCAGACCTGCGTAGGTATTGCTCTGCTCCAGGCCAACTGCTTGCGGTTACTAAGTGGACCTGATAGCCCATAGAGATTAGCTCTTTGATGGCTCCGATGTCCTTATTATTAAAGGACTTAATAATGTTTCCCTGATGGTCAACCCAGATTTTGCCATCTGTTAAGCAGCCATCTATATCGCAACAAATAACCATGTTTATTTTTTTACTATCCAATAATACCAATCCCGACCTAAAAGATGTACGGTAGCAAACTTATGGGGAGGCCATGCAATGATAGTCTTGTCCTTTTTACCTAAAATGGCCATACACCCATCATCATCTAAAGATAT